CGCACCACCTGAGACCAAGCCAGTGGTGATTGGAAATAAGCCCAAGCTAGAAGATCACGACTATGACGCTGATGCATACGAGGAAGCATTGACCAGTTGGTTTGAGCGCAAGCGACAGGCCGATGAAATCAACGCCAAGCAAGAAGCTGAAGTTATGAATCAGCAAAAGGCATGGCAAGCCAAGTTGGATGGTTATGGCAAGGCGAAAGCCGAGCTAAGAGTGAAGGACTTTGAGGATGCTGAAGAAGTTGCTCAACAAGTTTTTTCTATCACCCAGCAAGGCGTTTTGCTGCAAGGTGCAGACAATCCTGCACTCGTTGTTTACGCACTTGGCAAAAACCCTGCAAAGGCTAAAGAGTTGGCTGAAATCAAAGACCCCGTAAAGTTTGCCTTTGCGGTAGCAAAACTGGAGAAAGACTTGAAAGTTACAAATCGCAGGCAAGCACCCGCCCCAGAGCGTATCGTTACAGGAACTGGAAGATCATCTGGTGCGGTTGACTCAACACTTGAACGGCTGAGAGAAGAAGCGGCTCGTACTGGCAACATGACGAAAGTCATTCAGTATAAATCGCAGAAACGATCAGCATCCAAATAATTTATTAGGAGCTTATTATGAGCAATAGTTTTTCAAAAGAAGAGCGTGTAGCGTTTGAGGACATCCTCGAAGGCTTTAACGATGCTTTGGTTTTATCCCGCAACGTGTCCATCTACAACACTGATGGCTCGATGATGGAACGCACCAACAACGTGATTTATCGCCCCCAGCCTTACATCGCACAATCGTACGATGGCATGGATCAGACTAACAACTTCACAGCTTACACACAGCTTGCAGTACCAGCGACACTCGGCTTTCAAAAGTCTGTGCCGTTCATTCTGGATGCTTTGGAACTGCGTGATGCTTTGCAAGAAGGTCGTTTGGGCGAAGCCGCCAAGCAGAAACTTGCCTCTGACATCAACATTTCAATTATGAATGTTGCTGCAGCCCAAGGTTCTTTGGTCGTGACTGTCAACACCGCTGCTGGTGATTATGATGATGTGGCCTTGTGCGACAGCATTATGAACGAGCAGGGCGTACAGTCTTTTGACCGTTACTTGGCTTTGTCAAGCCGTGACTACAACGGCATCGCTGGCAACATTGCTGGTGGAGCTACTGGTGGTGGTGCATCTCGCAGTTTCGCTGGCACTAAGTCCAACACCGCTTTCGAGCGTTCTTTCGTTGGTATGGTCGCAGGCTTTGAGACATACAAGTTGGATTACGCAAACCGCTTGACTGCACGTACTGGTTCTAATACCACCATGTCTACCTTGGCTGCCGCCAACAACTACTATGTTCCAGTTGCCACTTCTACCGCAGTGACAGGCGAGACCCAGAACGTTGACAACCGCTTCCAGACCATCACTGTCACATCGACAACTGATCTGCGAGTGGGTACACCGTTTGAAATCTCTGGTGTTGAAGCTGTGCATCACATCACTAAGCAAGGTACTGGCTTTGCCAAGACTTTCCGTGTTGTGAGCATCACAAACTCAACAACTTGCGTTATTACACCTCCTATCATTTCTGCTCAAGGTGGAACTGATGCCGAGTTGCAATATCAAAACTGTATCGTGACACCTAACGCTTCTGCAACAATGACCCGTTTGAACTCGACCACTGCACCTATCAACTGCTTCTGGCAGAAAGATGCGTTGGAGATTTTGCCTGGTCGTTACGCTGTTCCCTCTGATGCTGGCGTTGCAGTGATGCGTGCCTCCACCGATCAGGGCATCGAGCTGGTCATGCAGAAGCAGTACGATGTCAACACCATGAAGACCAAGTATCGCTTGGACACCCTGTATGGTGTGGTCAATAAGCAGCCAGAAATGTCTGGTATTTTGCTGTTCAATCAAGCCTAAGGAGTCATCATGAGTTATCAAGTAATTTTTGCACAAGGTACAGCCACTGTTGCAGTACCCGCAGGCGAGAAAATCGCTGTTCAAGCCTTTTCGCCAGCACAAGTGTTTCAAGAAGTTGGGTTTCCCCAATTCCCTGAAGCCAATGACCTGTTGACAACGGTTGACAACACCACCTATGTATCAAGCGCATTTACCAATGCCACCAACGTGATTATTCAAGCTGGTGCATCGGGCGCTTACTACTCTGTGGGTGTTGCTCCTGACATCAGCAACAATGGCAACTGGCAACCTCAAGGTGCGCCAGCCAACATTGCTGATGGCGGCTCGATGGCGGCAACTGCTGCCAACGTGTTGACAGGCATCATCACTGCTACCCCTACAGCAAGCCGTGACATTCAGTTGCCAACAGGTGCAAACCTTGATCTGGCAACTGAGTGGGCAATCGGTGATTCATTCGACTTCAGCGTCATTACTTTGGCTGCATATGCTTTGACTCTCACAGTCAATACAAACGTGACCATCGTGGGTGCTGCCGCAACTGCTGCAACGGCTGGTGCTTCTGCACGTTTCCGTTGCCGTAAGACTGCGGCTGATACCTTTGTCGTCTATCGTATCGGTGGTTAAACCAAGACAGGCCAGCAGAGATGTTGGCCTGTTTTACATGGAGATCAAAATGCCAATGAAAAAAGGTTACTCAGATAAGACCATTTCCAAGAACATCAAAATGGAAATGAAATCAGGCAAGCCCCAAAAGCAAGCCGTTGCAATGGCGCTTGGCATGGCTACTAAGTCGGCAAAAGCCGCTGGAATGCCTAGCAAAGCACCAATGAAAAAGAAATGATTAAGTCAGCCGCAATCATTAAGAACAAGACTCTCGCCCCGTGGCGGGAGTTGCGTTTGCAAAAGCGCAAACTCAAAAAAGAGCAATCCATCGAACGCAAGCTCAATAAAGTCTACTATCCATCACCGATTGGCGCACAAGTTATTGATGTGCCTGATGAGCAGATTGAAGTTGTTGAGGCTGTTGATGACAGCCCACCGACCCGTGAGGAAATGCTACAACAGGCTGAATCAATTGGCATGAAGGTTGACAAACGCTGGTCAGATGCGACACTGTTGAAACACATTGAGGAATCAGCATGGGCTATAGAAAACGACAATTCATAAGCGCAGCCTTTGAGGAAATCGGGCTTGCGTCTTATATATTTGATTTGCAGCCTGAACAGCTTGAATCTGCCTTGCGTAGATTAGATGCAATGATGGCAGACTGGAACGCCAAGGGTATCCGCTTGGGTTATCCTTTGCCATCTAGCCCACAAGATAGCAGTCTAGATGAAGAAACCCTCGTGCCTGATTCGGCTTACGAGGCCATTATTTGCAGTCTAGGCATTAGGCTTGCACCAATGTTTGGCAAGCAAGTAATGATTGAAACCAAGACGACTGCCAAGCAAGGTTACGATATTCTGTTGCAAAGAGCCACATTCCCGCTTGAGCAGCAACTTCCTGCAACAATGCCTGCTGGTGCTGGCAATAAGCCTTGGAGGGTCTACGATAATCCGTTTATCAGACCACCAGCCAACCCAGTTACTGCTGGCCCTGATGGGCCTCTCGAATACTATTAAGGACAGTCATGCCACAAATCAATCAGTTACCAGTACTCAGCACTGTTTCAAGCGGAGACCAGTTACCCGTTTACTCGCCCAACAATGGGGATGCAAGGCGCACCTCGATTGGTAGTTTGTTGACGTTTTTTCAGCAGAGTTTTGCATCGCCAACGCTGTCGGTGAATCTTTATGTGCCTGGCTCTGGGTTCAACATCACTGTGCCAACTCCTGTCAGCCAAGACCAATGGATGCTGTTGCAACCTGCTGGAACACTGGCAAGCGGCACGATTACTTTGCCTTTGAATACTGGTGTGCCTGATGGCACTACGGTGCTGATTACGACAACCCAAGAGATTACATCACTGACAATTGCGCTGAATGGTGCAACTGCTCTTTATGGTGGCGTGACTTCTTTACCCGCTGGCACAGCAACAGCCATTCGTTTTTATCAGCCCACAAACTCTTGGTATCAGATTAATGCTGATGCAGTTTATGGCGCAAATGTGCAGGCTTTCTTGGCTGTGCCATCAAGTGCCAATCTACGTGCGGCAATGACTGATGAGACAGGAACTGGCGTTTTGGTCTTTGCAACAAGCCCAACCCTGACAACGCCAACAATCACAAACCCAACAGTTAGCACAGGCACATTTACCACCCCTACATTGGTTACACCAGTAATCGGTGCGGCTACAGGTACAAGTCTTAGCACAACTGGCAATCAAGTTATCAGCGGCACGGGCAAGCAGGGATACGCTACAGGTTCTGGCGGTGTTGTAACGCAATTGACTAGCAAAGCTACAGGCGTAACATTAAGCAAATCCACTGGTCAAATTACTTTAGATGGTGCGGCATTAGCTGCCTCAACTACCGTCAGTTTCACCTTAACAAACACCGTTATTGAAGCTGGCGACATTTTGGTGATGAACCATATCAGTGGCGGTACGGCTGGTTCATACTTATTGAATGCTCAGTCAGCCGCAGGGTCAGCCAGCATTAACGTGCGTAATATTTCTTTGGGTTCATTATCTGAAGCGATTGTTATTGCCTTTGCAGTGATTAAGGCTGTGAGTGCGTAATGGCTACCAAGCCAAAGTCATCTGTCAATGCGGCTGGCAACTACACGAAGCCAACCATGCGAAAAGCCTTATTTGAAAAAATCAAGGCGGGGACAAAGGGCGGTGACCCAAACGAATGGTCAGCCCGAAAAGCCCAACTGTTGGCGGTAGAGTACAAGAAAAAGGGTGGTGGCTATAAATGAAAGCCCCACAAAAAAGCCTCAAAGATTGGTCAAGCCAAAACTGGCGCACCAAGTCTGGAAAGCCATCGTCTGAAACAGGCGAGAGGTATCTGCCTGAGAAGGCGATAAAAGCCCTGACTGCGGCTGAGTATGCGGCAACCACACGGGCAAAGCGTGAGGCTACTAAGGCTGGCAAGCAGTTTGCCAAGCAGCCTAAAAAGATTGCAGAAAAGATCAAGGGGTTCAGATGAAAAGCCCAGCTTATGCACGAAAAGAAGGTCAAAACCCAAAAGGCGGCTTGAACGCCAAGGGAAGGGCTTCGGCAAAGGCCGAGGGCATGAACCTAAAGCCACCTGTCAAGTCTGGTGACAATCCTCGCAGAGCATCGTTCTTGGCTCGTATGGCTGGCAACGCTGGCCCTGAATACAAAGACGGTGAACCCACACGTTTGCTGTTAAGTCTGAGGGCTTGGGGCGCATCATCAAAAGCAGATGCCAAAGCCAAGGCAAAACGCATCTCTGAACGCAACAAGGCCAAGTGATGCAAATACCTATTCTGAACGGCATTTTTACCGACAGCACCCCTGAACTGCGTACCAGTTACCCAGTGAATCTTGTGCCTGTGCCAAAACAGTCAGGCATCAGTAATGGGTTTCTGCG